AATAAGTGATGAAAGCTTACACAATTAAAAGTTCAGGAGCTACAATAGCTAGTAATATACTTTGGGAAGTGAGACATGTAAAGAGTGACGACTGGTTTCACACGGGTATAATATTCTTTAGAAAAAAGGACGCTAAAAGATACCTTGAAACGTTAAAATACAAAAAACTTTATCAAATTGTAGCACTTAATATATAATAGATTAACCAATAAACAATAAGTGATGAGAAAGGAAGAAATTGAAAAGTTAGCGGAAAAGCAATATCCTTATAGTAACGAGGAAGGTATAGGTACGGTACAGAGTGAACGACCAACTGACAACTATAGAAAAGCATTTATAAAAGGCTACCAACAAGCACAAAAAGACTTCCTAACATGGTACACTACAGGAGACAATAAACACTATGTAGGGGATAAACTAATTGAAGCGTATAAAAAAGAAGTGTTGAACAAATAAACCAAACCAATGACACCAAAACAACAACAACTAATTGAACTAACTAATAAGGGCTTAATGATTAAAGAGATAGCTCATGAAATGAATGTTTCCCGTAATGCTATTGATAAAATGGTTGGTAGGATTAAGAAGCAGCTAAAAACAACAGAGCCGCTTTTTCATTATTTTAATAAATGCGTGTGTAAAGAGTGTGGGAAAACTTTATTGTAATTAAAAAAAATTAATCTAAAATTATTAACTTGAACTATGTTAGATAAAGACTTATTAGCGCACGCGATTGGATTCGCTTATGATAAAAACACATTTACACCAATGGAGCTGGGCAATGAATTAAAAATAAGCCAATACAGAGCACTACAAATATTAGAACAGTTAGAAGATTGTTGTTTGATCTTTAAGTTTGACGGGTTTTTTGCTATTAATGAGAACGCAGAAGCTAATTAATTTGTTTGTGTTTAATATTTATTTATCTTTGACTAGATGTGATTTGTTTTGATGGTCATATTGAAATAGATTTAATTGAAAGACTCAGTAGTTGCACCTACTGAGTCTTTTTGTTTGTAGATAATTTTGTATATTTACTCTATGACAAAGAATGAAAAGATAAGCGAAAGGTTGGAGGGCAACACTAATGCCGAAAAGTGGACAGAAGAAAAGGCAACTAAATTAATGGCCGATGCAGTTGAACTATCTAAAAAAGAAACCTTTGATTTTATTGGTGAGGTAGCGAAAAAACTAGATACATACATAGATGTATTTGATTATTTAGTTGATAAATTCCCACACTTAAAGAAGTATAAAAGGCAAATTAAAAGGAACTGCGAAACCAATTGTTTTTCGAACATTAAAAACGAAAACATTAATACTGCTGCTGGTATCATGAACTTAAAAAGCAACCACGGCTGGACCGATCGCATACAAAACGACCATACAACAGGCGGCGATAAGATCAAAACGGAGTTCATTGTAGGCAGTGAAAAAGAAGCCAAACAAACCAGTGACTTTATTAATGACTTAAAGGATGAAAGCAAATAACCAAAACAAAACCACATGAAAAAATTCAAAGTAATCACCAACAACAACTGGCCAACACGGTTCCCACACTGGAACACCGCACTCTGTTATTTACTATTAGATTATTATAATGCCCCAGAATGGCTTTGGACTGTTGCAATAATATTCTTTGGCTTCGGTTGGATAATGTTAATAGCTAGATACTTCATGCAAGAAAAGGTTGATATATTTGCAACTAAAGAAGAAACAAAACAAACAAACAGCACCAGCAAAAGCAAATGGCAAATGAAGCTTGAAGAAATACAAAACAAGCAAAAATGATTGTAGTACTAGTATACTTTATCGGCTGCATAGCGTCTTACTTCTTTGCACGTGGCGTACTAGGTAGTAAAACAATAGGGAATGTATTAGCTTCGTTGTTTATAGGCTCTTTCAGTTGGTTAGGCTTGGTTTTTCTTGCTGTTTCATGGGTATCTTATAAACTTTTTACATGGGATAAGAAGATTTAATTTGTTTAGTGTTATACTTTGTTGTACATTTGGTAAACTCTCCAACGCTAAAGGATGAGCAAGTGATATTGTCGCCAAAGAACTTCCTGTCTGAAAAGATTGTGCGGAAGTTGGTAAAATCTTAGATGTGTAAGTCATCAATCACAACACTTCCAAGAGTGTTAGCTTTGAGATTAGGTATCGGTGCTATAAAAGTGTTGCTTGTTTGAGGGGTTTCAGTCCTGAGAGTCCAACAGCCCTACTCCGTACTTGGAGGACGTTGGAGAGTTTTTTATATTAACTAATTAAATTAAAAACCATGAAAAAAACACTATTAACACTACTAACAGCTTTAACACTAAGCGCAAGCAGTCAAAGCGTTGTAATCGACGTACAAGAACAAATCAACACAATACAAGCTAACCAACACGCAGCCGGCAATCTACTGTTAGAGGCAAGAAGAAGCAGGATAAACGGCTTAATAGTACTTACAACAACTTCGGTGCTCGGTGGTACTTTGTTAGCTACTGCAAAGGGTCGTATCATTCCTAACGGGTTTGGCGTTGTGCTCTTAACTGTTGGCGGTGGTGTATCTATTTATAAACTGGTTGAATCATTTAATATGATTGGCAAGGCTGGCAGAGTTTTAACTGGTAAAAGGTAGCCTATGAAAAAGATAGTTTTTAGAATATCAATGCTATTAAGTTCTTTAGCTTTGTTAATTATACCTTTAATTATTATTGTTTATCTTTTGTTGCTGTTCCCTTTGTTTGCTGTTTTGTTTTTGATTTGTAGCGATGAATTTAGTGCTGCTTTGTTAGAAAAATATAAAAATAGCTTTCCAATTATAAACAGTCAAGATTGAAATTTTTAAATTAATTTTATGAGTATAAAAGAAGTAGATAAAAGAAAACAAAGATTAGTAGATGCGTTTAGATCACATCTTACGTATGACCAAAAAAGTTATTGCGGTTTTAAAGACCCATTCAGCGAAGAAGCGGCAAAAAAAACGGAACAAGATTGCTTTGAACTGGCTGACATAGCTATAAAACAATTCAATCAAAGAGATTGAAAAAACAACCTATTAAATAATTATTATGGAAGAAATAGAACACTTTAGATATTCAAGAATGGAGTTCAACGAAGCAAACCAGCACCTGCACATTAGATATGATGCAAAAGATACTGATTGCTCGAAAACAATAGCAAGAGTTTTAGACGATAGGTATGCGTCTGATTTTATATACTACATGAGAAAGAAAGGGCTTAGAGCTGATCCTTTTACAGATTATGGCAGCAGAAAAGAAAAGCATTTTACATTTAATCAAATGAATAAAGAGTTTAAAAAGTATTGCAAAAAAAATAAAGTTAGCATGGGCCTACACATAGCCCTGTTGATAATATTTAGAAAAGCTGACCTCTTGGCTAACCGTGCAAAAGGTGTGGAGCGCACTGATTGGGGGTCTAACGTTTTTATAAACAATGACGGAGATGCGTTTTTTAATGACCAGAGGGTAAAGTGCTCTCAAATTGAAGAAGCTATAAAAGACGGAAGGATTGTAAAAAAAGGAGTCTCAACACATCAATGTATGAAGTGTGACGTTTACTCAATACCTGATGTACACGAAAAAGCGTCTATGAAACTATTTTTTTAAATGCGATTAAGCAACACCTTCAATAAAACAATGAACGCGTACAAAGACAAGTACCGTTTCATTATTAACTCAGGTGGTTCAAGATCAAGCAAGACCTATTCAACCTTACAACTCCTTTACATCATAGCAAAAAACAGCACTAAAAAGCGTATTATTCATGTTGTATCGTACAGCACACCACATTTAAGGGATGGCGCAATAACTGATTTTGAAGATATTATACAAAACGAAGGTGAAGACTTAGAAGAGGTACGACTAAAAAACCCTTATACATTCACAATAGGTAATAGTATTATTAAATTCATTGGCATTGATAGGGTTGGAAAGGCTTTAGGAGGGCAAAAAGACATACTATTTATCAATGAAGCTAATAACATGAAGTGGAAAGTTGTCCACCAGCTTATACAAAGAACCACTGAAACGGTTTTTATTGATTATAACCCTAGTGTTGAGTTTTGGGTAGATACGGAAGGAGTAAGCAGTAGAGACAACGCGATAACTTTGAACAGTACGTTTTTAGATAACTTAGACAACTTAACACAATCACAAATAACAGAATTTGAAGAGGGTAAAAAAAAGCATGACGACGAAGTTAGTAGAGACATACAAGGCCATTGGTTTAACTGGTGGCGTGTGTATGGCTTAGGAAAGAAGGGAGTTGTTGAGGGTGCTGTGTTTAACAATTGGTCGATAGGTGAGTTTGATGAAAACATAGATTATATGTATGGAATGGACTTTGGTTGGACTGATCCATTTGTACTCATAAAGGTTGCTTTTGATTCTAAAGCTAAAAAGATTTACTTGCACGAACTAATTTACAGAAGCAAAGTCAAGTTTGATTTAAGACTTGAATTAATGGAAGCTTTAATACCTGACAAGGACAACTTGATATTGGCTGATTGCGCAGACCCTACCAAGATAAACGAGCTGGCCGACGAAGATTACAACATAATAGGGCTAAGCAAAGACAAAGTTTCAATAGGTCTTAAAAGGCTGCAAGATTGGGAGTTTGTTATCACAAAGGAAAGCCTTAATTTCATTAACGAATTAGAGAATTATGTATGGGCTGACAAAACAGGAGAGGTGGCGGTTGACAAACATAATCATTGTATTGACAGCTTGCGATACGTAGAAAAATACTATACATTAAAAATGTGTTAAAAAAAAATGTTAGATTTACAAATATGAATGTATTTGCGAATAAAACAACAACACCCGAATTTTGGAACGTTATTAACGGCTATAATTTTGAAAGGGTATCAGCAGAAGAAATAGTAAAACAGGGGTTTATAGGAAATGAGTTGGTTTATTCGTGTGTTTCGACACTTGCGAGGGCTTGTTCTGTATTTCCTACGGTTTTAATGGATGGTGACAACGAAGTAACCGATGTTAATGACCCCGTTTATAAACTGTACTTTGGTAACTGGAACACTAAGCAAGGTAAAACAGAGGCTTTATACCAGATATTTATCAATTTATTTCTGCATGGTAAATCACATACTTTAAAAGAGTCTGAATCTATAGGGCTAGAAACAACAGAGCTTTGGCCGTTACCTACTCAAGCCGTTACACCTTCACAAGAAAGGGTCGGATATTTTGAAACAGCACCTTTTTACACCTTCAATGACGGGGTTAAACAATACAAATACTTTCCTTCTGAGCTAATAACGTTAGAATATTACGACCCTTCACGAATAGAAGAGGGTCAAACAGGCTTAACCCCATTACAGCCGGTGTGGAATACTATAAAAGCTTCAAACAACAGAGCGACAGCTGAGGGGGCTTTGCTTGACAATAGAGGTATTGCAGGCTTTATAAGTCCAAAGGCGGCAACAGGTGACGCTGGAATGGTAGGCTTTACTAAAAGCGTAATTAAACACGCAAGAGAGGTGTTTGCAGACCTTATAGGGGGAGCGAAGAAATTTAACCGTGTTGAGATTATAGAAGGAGCTGCTGAGTTTACACAGTTAGGACTTAGCGCAAACGATATGAAAATAATTGAAATGCAACTACCTCAATTGCGTTCAGTGTGTAGAGCGTTAAATCTACCCTCCCAAAAGTTTGGAGACTATCAAAGTTCACAATATGCAAATTACGTTGAGGCTGACAGGGTTTTTTATACTGGCGCAGTAATGCCAAACGTTGAATTGTTTTTAAACCAATTTCAAAAGAGCTGTTTGAACCATATCAACATGGTGTCAGGTAAAGACTATCATATTGAATTAGACCCTGAACGTATAGAAGCATTACAAACAACCGTAGAAGAAACAGCACCAACAACAACAGAAGAAGATGGAAACGAAGATTAAAACTATAAAAGGAAAAGCATTAACCGACATAAAAAAGATGTTGGACGAT